ATTCCTGACTATGACGACGAAGATGAGGATGATTGATGACCTTTGCCTCACCGCATAAGCCGAACAAGACTCTTGCGATGGAACTCGCACAGATGATTCACGATGCCGGCGTTTGGACTCCACGCGCCCGACAAGTCGCAATCGGCCCGTCAGAGATGGGTCACGAATGCACTCGCCGTCTTGCTTACAAGTTGCTTGATTGGGAACAAGTAAATGTCGCTCAATCAAGCAACTGGGCAAGCCAAGTCGGGTCTGCAATTCACGCTCATCTCGCTGAGATATTTCGCAAGAAAGAAGGCTTTGAAGTAGAGCAGAAAGTCACCATCCGTGGACAACTTGCCGGCACCGTCGATCTCTTTGACACGGTGCGTGGAATTGTTATGGATTGGAAGACTACTGGCTACACAAAGTTGCAGGAATATCGCAAGAGTGGCGCAACCGCTCAACATATAACCCAGGTGCAACTCTATGGCTATGGCAAGGCGCAGAGCGGGGCGAAGGTCAACAAAGTCGCCCTGGTCTATCTGCCAACATCCGGCAGCCTAGATGAGATGCACTTAGAACTGCACGACTACGATGAAAAGGTAGCTCTCGAAGCACTCGCAAGAGTTGATGACATTACCGCTCTTCTTGCTCAATTAGATGTCGAAAGCAATCCTGCAATGTGGGATGTGATTCCAAAGGTCGCCTCAAGAAACTGCAACTGGTGTCCTTATTTCCTCCCATATTCAACTGAAACTGCAAAGGGATGCTCAGGTGATACCCAATGAGGAAAGAACTTTTAGTTGTGACCTTGAAACCCTGGAAAGAGACTGTTCTTTACTGGGTGGCGCGAATGTTAGGTCTAAGAGGTCTTCCAGTTGGATTGATTGCCTATGAAGATGAAAATGAGAATTTGATGACAATAAATGACATCAAACGCAATGAAGAAGAAAGCCAAATGAATAGAGAGGAAAATCGGGGATGACATTCTCAAGCCCTAGCAATACCTCAGAAGGGGTTAAGGTCGCCGACCTTGCCAACCACCTTCTGATAATCACTCCTGTTGAATACAAGACAGGAATTCAGACCGTTCACGGACTAGCCGAAGCGGTCGAAGTCAATGTCGTTGACCTTGACACGAACACCGAACACGCATCACTACTTTGGTTCAATGTCGGCCTTCGCAATTCTTTGAAGAGCAAAGTGGGACAGAAGGTTCTAGCTCGCATCGGGCAAGGCGCTGCCAAGCCAGGAAAGAGCGCACCTTGGATTCTTGTCGATGCAACCGGCGATGCCTCCGCCGTTGCCAAAGCCAATGCCTACCTTGGCTCGGCACCGGCACCGGCACCGGCGGTGGCCAAGGCTGCCAACCCAGTTCTTGATCCAAACAATCTGCCACCGGAAGTGGTTGCATTGCTCGGTCAACTAGGAGCTAAACCGGCATAAACATTCGTCGTGGCTTAATACCTTTCGACACGACGAAAAGAAGAGCAGGGCTTTGCAGCGACTTCGGGGGCGCTTGATGGTTCGACTCCATCATCTTCACTTTAAGAACAAAACCGATAGGGGGATAAATGCAAGAGCAGTTCATCATTCATCACGGCGATAATCGTGATGTCTTGAAGACTTTGGCTGATGATTCGGTGGATTCAATCGTCACCGACCCGCCTTATGAGCTCGGCTTTATGGGCAAGAGTTGGGATGCATCGGGAATTGCTTATTCAGTTGAACTTTGGAAAGAAGCCTTGCGAGTCCTAAAACCAGGCGGTCACTTGCTCGCCTTCTCCGGCTCTCGCACTTATCACCGAATGGCAGTTGCCATCGAGGATGCTGGCTTTGAAATCCGTGATCAGATTATGTGGATTTATGGGTCAGGGTTTCCGAAGTCGTTGGACATTAGTAAAGCACTTGATAAAAACGAAGGTCATTGGAGAGGTCGCGCTGGCAAAGTTGTATCAGACAATGGCTCAATGTCCGGCGGTAATTATGAAAGAACTCCAAAAGGGCCGCCATATACGGAAGAGGCGAAGCAATGGCAGGGCTGGGGCACCGCTCTAAAGCCCGCGCACGAACCCATCGTTGTCGCCCGCAAACCGCTAATCGGCACCGTCGCCGCCAATGTGCTGACCTATGGCACCGGCGGGTTGAACATCGATGCGAGTCGGGTTTCGTCTAGTGATAATTTTGAAGGTCTAGTTGGCAGACCAATTCAGAAACTCGCCACTCGCCGTGATGGTGAAACTGATGATGAATACCGCGAAAGAGTTTTAGAATCACCGGCGCAACAAGAGGCGCTTGCGAAATTAAAAGAACTAGGCCGTTGGCCCGCCAATGTCATTCACGATGGGTCGGATGAGGTTGTTGAGTTGTTTCCTGATACTAAAGGCAAAGTGGGAATGACTAAACACGCAAGTGGAACAAATAAAATTTACGGTGATTTCAATCGTTCTGATAATTCCTTCATAAATGATGGCACATCAGACTCAGGCTCCGCCGCCCGCTTTTTCTATTGCGCCAAGGCAAGCAAGCGCGACCGCAATGAGGGCCTTGATGGGTTTGAGGCGGTAAGAATTCACGATGGCAGGCAAGAAGGCTCTGTCGGTGGCTCAAATCCGAGAAATCGCACTAACAATTACAGACAGAATCATCATCCAACCGTCAAACCAACCGACCTTATGCGCTATCTCTGCCGGCTTGTCACGCCTGCGAATGGCATCGTTCTCGATCCATTTATGGGTTCGGGTTCAACTGGCAAGGCTGCGATTTATGAAGGTTTCAAGTTCATTGGAATTGAAATGACCGATGAATACTTGCCGATTGCGAAGGCGAGAATTGAGTTTGCACTAAATGAGATGGCGAGCAAATTATTGTGAGCCTTCTTATTTTTGACTTATTTTCCGGCACAGGTTCTTCGACTCAAGCATTTCAAGATGCTGGTCATCGAGTATTTAGATTTGAGTTAGATACTTCCTTTGAAGCTGAAGAATATGTCAATGTTTTTGACTTATCTGTTGATTATCTTTTAGAAGTTTATGGCAAGCCGGACTTTGTTTGGGCTTCGCCACCTTGCACCGCCTTTAGCGTGGCATCAATGGGGCATCATTGGCAATCAGGTGGTTTGAATCCGGTTCCAAAAACTCAAGCGGCGATGGAAAGCCAAGAACTTGTTGCTCATACTCGCAAACTTCTTGAAGGATTAAATCCTCAATTTGGATTTCTTATTGAAAACCCAAGAGGGATGCTTCGCAAATTGCCGGTAGTAAAACATTTACAACGGCAAAGCGTGACCTATTGCCAATATGGTGACAAAAGAATGAAGCCGACCGACCTGTGGGGAGTTGTGCCTAATTGGAAACCGCGTGAAATGTGTAAAAATGGCGCACCTTGTCACGAAGCAGCGCCTAGAGGATCGACAACTGGAACTCAAGGAATTAAAGGCGCGAAGGAACGGTCAAGGGTGCCTTATGCCTTAGGTGAGGAATTACTTAAAGCGATAAATCAAACAAGGGGGATAAATGCCTGAATACACTTACACCTGCGGAGCTTGCGGTCATACTGAGACCCAATGGAGGCATGTCTACACCGACGGCGACATCAACCCGCCACGATGCCCGAAGTGCGAAATCCCAATGACTAGGCAATACATAAACGGCGGGGTGATTTACTAATGAAGTCTTATGCAACCTATGGCGAGGATGCCATTTTTGAAGGTATCTGCAAGCGTTATGAGTGGATTAAGGGTGAAGGTGAATACTTACCGCCTCAATGTTATGTCGAAATCGGTGGCTTTCATCCGATAATTGACTCAAACACTTATCACTTCTATAAAGAGCGCGGATGGGCAGGCAGTATCTTTGAGCCTAACCACATTCACAATTATTACTTTGAAACGGATCGACCGAGAGATAAATTCTACAACTTAGCCGTCAGCGACAAAGCCGGCGAAGCTGAGTTTCTTATCTTTAGCGATGGTGACAACTCCAACACCATCAATGCCGACTTTGCCGGCCTAAAGACCAGAGCGCAGGGAACGCCAGTTGAGCGCAAGAGAATCGTTGAAGTTATTAGCCTAGAAGATGCCCTTGATTTACACAGCGCGGTCTTTGGCTCTGACATCTTCTTGCTGTCAATCGATGCCGAAGGTGAAGATGCCAAGATTATTGATGGGTATGACTTTAAGACCTACCGCCCGCTTTTTATTATGGTTGAAGACAAACCAGGGATTTGCTTTATGCCTAATCTTGGCATCATTCGTTCTCTGCTTCTAGCTCGCAATTATGTGCCGGTCGCTGCCTCGCTGATGACTACCATTTATGTCGATGCCAATGACCCTATGAGTGATGACATTATCAAGATGGGGAGGTTTGACAAATGAAAACGGCGGTGTCACTTTTCGCCGGCGTTGGCGGATTTGATTTGGCTTTAGAGCGTTGTGGCTACATTGTAGCCGCATCAGTTGAATGGGATAAGAACGCACAGAATGTTTTGAGAAGGCGATTTCCGAACGCCACAATTTTCGGCGACATCCAGGGGGTTACAGGTGAGCAACTTATACAAGCAGGATTCGATCCTTCAGATGGAATCATCACAGGAGGATTCCCCTGTCAAGATTTATCAGTTGCCGGTCGAAGAGCAGGATTGGCAGGAAAACGGAGTGGACTTTTTTGGGAAATCTGCCGACTCCTTGACGAAACAAGAGCGCAGTCGTTTATCCTCGAAAATGTGCCTGGTCTTCTTTCCTCAAATAACGGAAGAGACATGGCCGTCGTCATTGAAGCGTTGGTCAAACGCGGGTATCGCGTGGGATGGCGGGTGCTTGATGCTCAATACTTTGGAGTTCCCCAACGCCGTCGTCGAGTCTTCATTGTCGGATGTCTTGGAGACTCAGGGCGAACACCTGAAGAAATACTCGCTATCGCAGAAGGCCGCGCAGGGTATCTTGCGCAGGGCGGGAAGACGAGGAAAGCAACTGCCGGAGCCACTACGAAAAGCGCTTGAGAATGTGGTTCACGAAAGCCAAGAGAGCGCAGACTAACGAAGATTTTGAGACTTGGGTTGCGGGGGGGGGTTGTGCCAACATTAAACGGTTTTGATTGCGGTGATACGAGAGCGACTGTCATTATTCTTGATGGCACTCGCGTTGGTGATGTCAGAGTTTATGAAGATTCAGTTATGCAAACAGTAATTCAACGATGGGGAACAGGGGGAGGGAATGTGCCTGCAATAGCATTTCACAGAAAACAAAATCCTATTAGTGGAGAAGTTTCGCCGGCATTAGGAACAACAACCGAAGGAATGGGTGTTGCAACGCCACAAGTTGTCCGTCGCCTGACACCGACAGAGTGCGAAAGATTGCAAGGCTTTCCTGATGGGTGGACAGATGGCCAAGCCGATTCGCACCGCTATAAACAAATGGGCAATGCGGTGGCGGTGCCGGTTGTCCAATGGATTATTGAGCGGATGACAAAATGAGATTTGCCTATGCCGATCCGCCTTATTACAAACAAGGCAAAAGACTTTACGGCAAACTCCACGAACAGGCTGCGCATTGGGATTCTCAAGATAATCAGCGAGCATTGATTGACCGACTTAAAACTGAGTTTCCTGATGGTTGGGCAATGTCTTGCAATCCTGCCGATTTGCATTGGCTTCTTGAAGGTCACGAAGACATAAGAATTTGCGCTTGGACTAAAACTTTTCATCAAATTCGTGGCACTTCCGTTCAATATGCCTGGGAACCTGTATTGTTATTCAAAGGTCGTTACATAAAAGCACAAAAGCCAATGGTTAGAGATTGGATTGCTTGCCCAATAGCAATGAAGAAAGGACTTGTTGGCGCTAAACCTGACAAGTTCAATGATTGGATTTTGCAGTTGCTCGGTTTTCAAAAGGGGGATGAAATGGTTGACCTATTTCCAGGCACCGGCGGAATGTCAGAGGCGGTGGCTCGTATAAATGAAAACTGACATCCTTTTAACTGCACTCGAACTTGCCAACGAAGGCATCTCAGTCGTGCCAGTTGCCACCGACGGATCAAAGCGCCCTGGGGTTTCTACCTGGAAGCAATACCAAGAGAGGCGACCAAACACCGAAGAATTGATGACCTGGTTTTCTGATGCGCAAGGCGTTGGAGTTATCTGTGGAAAAGTATCAGGCAATCTTGAAATGCTTGAACTTGAGGGCCGAGCGGTCGCTGACAAACTTCACATTGAACTCAAAGAGATGGCTCATAACGCTGGCCTCGGCGAAGTTTGGGAGCGCATTAACAATGGTTATGTAGAGATGACACCATCAGGCGGATTGCATTGGCTCTATCGCCTAGAAGGTGAAGTGCCAGGAAATACAAAGCTCGCAAGAAAGCCAGGAGAAAACGGCGGGATTGATGTCCTAGCCGAAACAAGAGGCGAAGGCGGCTTTGTCATTGTCGCTCCGACAAATGGCACCTGCCATCCATCAGGTGGTTCTTGGAAGATGCTAAATGGCGGGCCGAAGTCAATTCCGACCTTGACGGTTGCCGAGCGCACCCAACTCCACTCACTCTTTGCTACCTTCGATGCCATCCCGAAGCAAGAGAACATCCAGGAAGAACTCAAGCCTAAAGGCGAAGGTCTAACACCAGGCGATGATTACAACGCAAAAGTCACCTGGGAGCAGATTCTTGAGCCTCTCGGTTGGACAAAGGTTCACACTAATCGAGCCGGAGTGACGGCCTGGAGAAGACCAGGCAAGAGCGAAGGCATCAGCGCCACAACTAATCACGCCGGCATTGACAAGTTCTTTGTCTTCACTTCATCGACCATCTTTGAACCCGAAAGAGCCTATTCAAAGTTTGCCGTCTATGCTCTTGTCGAACACGCCGGAGACTTCTCGGCTGCTGCCAAAGCCTTGCGAAGCCTTGGCTACGGCGAAGCCCGCAAAGAACTCGGAACGCTTGAAATCCACGCACCTTCGATGGTTCAGCTTCACAACGAAGAAGGCGAAGTCATTGAATCTTCGTGGATACCAAAGCAACTCTCAGAAATTGACCTAGAAGATGAAAACCCGCCGACAATGCTGCGCAGAGAGGATGGCAACTGCCTGCTCTATTCGGGCAAGATAAATGCAATCTTCGGCGAATCAGAATCAGGCAAAACTTGGCTTGCACTAGAAGCCATCCGCCAAGAGCTAGAGAAGAACAACATCGTCTTCTATCTTGATTTTGAGGACTCGGCAAGGGGCATCCTAAATCGCTTGAAAACGATGAATGTGCCGACCGAGAAGTTCAAATTCTTCCGTTATGCCAACCCTGACCAAGCAATCGAACCAGGGGTCGCTGAACTAATGCGAACCGAGATTATGGCCTACCTGCCAACTCTCATCGTCGTTGACGGCGTAAATGCAGCGATGAATCTGATGAACCTAGACCTTGAGAAAAACAAGGATGCGACCACCTTTTCACAGACAGTTCTTCGCCCGCTTCGTGTCGGTGGCGCTGGCATCCTGACCATTGACCATGTGACCAAATCCAAAGACAACCGTGGCAATTACGCCATCGGCGCTCAGGCAAAGCGAGCTGACATCGATGGTGCGGCTTTTGCCGTGTCGGTGTCATTGCCGTTTGGCCGTGGCATTGACGGTGCCTTAGAAATAACTTGCACAAAGGATCGACCAGGCTTTGTCCGTGCCATCTGCCCTGATGCCAAGACCGTCGGCGTTGCCAATGTCCGCTCTGTCGGTGACGGTCAGATTTCGGTCAGTATTACAGGCGGAGCGATTCAGGTTTCATCTGCCGATCAGAGAATGGAGCAGGTCAGCACTTTCTTAGAGCGCCACGGATACGAGATGAACTTCAATGAAATCAAGTCAAGGCTCCGCGATGAAGGAATCGGAATGGGGTCAGATATGGTGCGAACTGCCCTTGAAGGTTTAGTAGCTCGCGGTTCTGTCGCCATCCGTCAGGTCGGTCAGAAGAATCTTTATTCTCACAAGAGCCAATTCCTAGCCAACGATGTTCAAGTTTGGAGTCCTGATGCAACCGAACCTAACTGAACCTAACCGAACCTCTAAAAACCGGCAACAGCACCGAAAAACCGAACCTCTGAACCCCCTCTTTAGAGGGGTTCAGGTTCGGTTCGGTTCAGCAGCGAAATCGGTTCACTAATGAATGAAAACTTCAAACCAATAAATTGCCGGCGATGCGGTGCCGTGGTTTGGGAGGGAATTTCCTGGGCTGGCTTTGCCAAGAGGCTAGATAAGAAGACCCTAACCATCAAGGAAGAAATCGTTGCCATCTTGAGTGGGCGCAAGACCTATGAGTGCCACCGAACCGCCGTCTCCTTTGAGGCGGTCGAGCGAAGCCTGATCCGAATCCAGGGTGGGCGCAAGAAGAACATCCGCATCCTCGCCGACCACCTATGCACCAACACCGTTCTCTTTGACACCGAGATTCCGAACTACTGGGAAAAACCTGAAAGGAAGGTCAATGACC